CAAGCAAAGCGAAACCCGTCGAGGCCGACGATGACCGCATCCCGTTTTAACCAACCAACCAACAACCAACACACACCATTATGGCAATCCAACTCAAAATCGACGTTAGCAAAATCAGCAAGCCCGACCTCTACCAGGGCAAGAAGGGCGTCTATCTCGACGCAATCCTCTGGGAGAACCGCGACGGCCAAAGCCAATACGGCGATGACGGCTACATCACGCAAGGCATCAGCAAGGAGAAGCGCGATGCCGGCGAGCGCGGGCCGATCATCGGCAACTGGAAGCACATGGAGAAGAAGGCTGACGCACCGAAAGCGAAACCGCAGGCCGACGAGATGGCCGACTCAGACATTCCCTTCTGACCATGAGCAACCTCACAGGCATCCATTACCAAATGGACGAGAAAGAATACCGCATGGCCCCGGCCATCGCGGGCAGTGACGCCAAGCACATCCTGCCGCCTAAATCGCCAGCGCACTACGCGGCCCACATGGCTGGGGAAACCAAGCGCGAGCAGACGAAGGCAATGCTGCTCGGCACCATGTCGCACCTCGCTGTGCTGGAGCCGAACAAGCTCGACGCGGCTTTTGTGGAGAAGCCCGAAGGCAAGGAGGGCGACTTCCGCACCAAAGAAGGCAAGGAGTGGAAAGCCAAGATGGGCACCACGCCGATCCTCGACGCTGACGAAGCGCGAGCCGTGCGGGGAATTCGCGACAGTATCGCCGCGCATGATGCGGCGAAGGCGCTCTTGGCTGGGTGCGACAGCGAGGTGGCGATGTTTGCCGAGCATCGCACCGGCCTTTGGATCAAGGGCCGCGTCGATGCGCTGAAGGTCGAGTCGGACAACGAGGCCATCATCGTGGACGTGAAGACCACGAGCGCAGGGGCCGACTACGGCACCTTCTCGCGGCAAGCGGCATCGCTTAACTACCACGTTTCGGCGGCATGGTATTGCCACTTGGCGGGGCTGAACGGCCTGCCGCCTGCGCGGTTCTACTGGATCGCGGTGGAAGTGGCCCCGCCTTATGCGGTGGCCGTCTATGAGATCCATCCCGATGCGCTCGATCTTGGCGTCGGCATGATGAATGACGCGCTGGAACTTATCGCGCAGTGCGAGGACGCGGGCGAGTGGCCGGGATATGCGCCAGAGGTGCAGTGCTTGAATCTGCCCGCGTGGGTTTATGGGAAGGGGGCACAATGACCTGGCAACCCGAACTTATGTTTGGCGCGGAGCAAGAGACGCATCGCCGCCCTACGCAAGCGGGCCGCATCCTCGCACACCTCCGCGCAGGGAATCGGCTGACGGCCTTGGACGCGCTGGAGTCCTTCGGCTGCTTCCGCTTGGCCGCTCGCATCCACGAACTGCGGCGGGAGGGGTGGCAGATTGAAGAACGCACCGTGGAGACACGGGGCGGCAAACGGGTCGCGGAGTATTCGCTATGAGCGCGCCGAGCAACTGGACACCCGCCGACAAGGAACTGCCGGGCAACCCGCGCTGTGTGCTGGCGACCGATGGCGAGGCGCATTTCATCGCGTGCTACGAGATGATCACGCCAAATCCTGACGGTTGGTGCGGTTGGTTTAACGCGCACACCTCCGAGGAGATCGACTCGGTCATCACGCATTGGCAGGAGTTGCCGGAGGTGCCGGAATGAAGCGGAATCCCTGGCTGCCGCATCCCGACAAGCTGTTGTGGAACAACAACGGCACTTACTGGATGCGGTGGGCGCCATTCGATCCGAACAAGACGGAGCGGCTGGCCTTCAACCTCAAGACGCACGACGTGAACGAAGCCCGGCGCAAGCGGGATGAGATCGTGGCGAATTGGAATCGGAAAGGCGTGGCGTATGCCCAATAGAATCCTAAGAGACTACACGGACAGCCTGTGCTTTGACGGCATTGGCGCGGAGGTCGAGCGGCTGTTTATTCGCCTTTTGACCAAGGCCGATGACTACGGACGCTTCCACGCCGATCCCCGGTTGGTCGCCTCGGCCTGCTTCCCGCTGGAGCAGGACATCGAGCCCAAGCAGATTGCAAAGTGGTTGGCCGAGCTTGAGCGGCGCGGCCTCATCTTGCGCTACGATGCCGAGGGAAAGCATTGCCTGGCAGTGATTAACTACGGGCAAAGGCTGCGAAATAGCCGCCTTAAATTCCCACCGCCAGCAGACAAAGACGCCGAATGGCTGCCAACTCGCCGCGACTTGCCGCAACTCGCCGCAACTCGCCGCGACTTCCCGCCTGAATCCGAAACCGAAACCGAAACCGAAACCGAATCCCAAAAAGGGAAGCAGCGGGCGGCTGAAGCCGCTCCTCCGCTGCCTGTTTTGTTGGATACCGATGGATTCAAAGCGGCTTGGAAGGATTACGAAGCCTATCGCAAGCAGGCCAAGCTCCGCCGACTGACCGCCATGAGCGTCCGCGACCAGTGGGCCGAAATGGAAGGCTGGGGGCATGACGAGGCCGTGGAGGCCGTCCGCACGACCATCCGCAAGGGATGGCAGGGGATTTTTAAGCCGAAGCAAAACGGCACACACAATGGAACCAACGGAGCCGCACACGGCATCCGCGACAGAAAGGAGCTACTCTATGACGGCACAGGAGATTGGTAACGAGAGGCGCGGCGCAGTCAGCCGCGAACAATTCCAAGGCAAGTTGGCCGGATTTTTGGCCGACTGGACGGAAGACATTTACCGCTGCACGGCCTGCGGCACGGAAGACACGCTCATGCGCCGCAATGATTTGCTCGGCGAGCCCTTCGTGTGCTGGGGCTGCACGGAGGCCAAGGAGGCCGAACTCAAGACGCGCTGGGAGCGCATGGCCGAATGGGCGCGGCAATGTCCAAAGGCATACCGCGAGAGCGATTGGAGGCAATTGCCCTGCCGCCATCTTATCAACGAGGTGCAGTCCTGGACCTACGGCAAGCGCGGCGTGGTCTTCGCCGGGAGTCCTGGCGTCGGAAAGACAAGGCTGGCTTACATCCTGCTGAAGCGCCTGCACGCGGAGGGCAAGCGTGTCCGCGCCATGACGGCCACGGACTTCGCCTTGGGCGTCCAAGAACAGGGCGGCAAGCACAAGCTGCCCGAATGGCTGAAGGATCTGTGCAGCGTCTCGGTGCTGCTGCTGGACGATCTGGGCAAGGAGAAGCTCTCCGAGAGCGTGGTGGCGCAGTTGTTCCACGTTCTCGACAAGCGCATGGCCGAGGAATTGCCCGTGCTGATTACGACCAACTACAAGGGACAGCACTTTATCGAACGATTCGGGGAATACGGGGAGCCGCTCTACCGCAGGCTGAAGGAGGCTTGCATCATCATGCCCGTGACGGCGCAAGAGGAAAGGATGGCGGCGTGATGAAAACCAACCTTGAGAAATGGAAAGACATTTGGCGCGAAGATGAGCAAGTGCCCAGCGCGGGCATTCGATTGACGGACATGGCAAAGCTGCATCAGCAATGCATGGCGCAGGACGAGCTTATGGAAGCCATCTTTGTCCACAACAAACGCGCCAACACCATAGCGATCAATTCAACGTATTGTTACGAAATCGGGCTTGAACGCATCCCGACTCCAATGGCCTTGCTGCATTGGTCGCATCATTTGTGCGAGAAAACTTGGATGCCCAAGGAGTTTGTCCGGGAGTTTATGCGCCGTGTAAGCGCGATAAAAGGGTGGGACATTTACAGTTCAAGATGTGAACGGCAATGAGCGAAAGTCTCCGCGCCTATATCGCCGCCCGTGGGCTCGACGAGCGGCTGGTGATGAACGAACTGCAAGACAACGGCGTAATCTCCGACAATGCCGTGAGCGTGGCCGATGTGGGGAATGGCGGTGTGGCTATTGCTTGGCTGGAAAAGCGCGACACGCGGCATTTGCGGGCCAATGAGACGGCAAGGAGGGCGGCGTGAAGAAGTGGGAAGCGTGCATTTGGAAGCGGGCTTACGACTCGGAGGCTGATGCCTTAAAGGCCAGCAAGTATTTTCCAGAGCAGGAGACTTATCTGTGCGTCTATTGCTGCAAATGGCATCGGCGGTCTGCTGTGGGTGCGAGGGACGCCAAGGGCGCTGCAAAACATTTTGCCGAACTGCGAGCCAAGCAGATACGGCGAGCGAGGCGGGAGGCGGCACTATGAGCGTCCGCCAATCATTAGCCAAAGCCCTTGGCATAACTGTTGGCAGGGTAAGCCAATTAGTAAAATTGGGATGTCCCGTGGACAATTTAGAAAGCGCGCTCGCTTGGTTTTCTTCCAACGTAAAGCGAAAGCCGAAAAAGGAAAAGATACACAGACGAAAACGAACGGGCCGGGCTGGCTGCGTTTACCTTTTAATGGAGGAAGGGGGAAGTCCGCTAAAGATTGGATTTAGCACAGAAAAGCCAGAGGGCCGATGCGATAGCTGCCAAACCGGCAACCCTCGCAAGTTATATCTGGCAACTTGCAGATGGCACGACAACGCCGAGGACATAGAGCGAGAATTGCATTTGCAATTTGTAGACAAGCAACTGTGCGGCGAGTGGTTTGATATCTCGTTTTGCGAGGCCATCAAAGCCATCGAACGCTACGCGGGCTGGAGATTTTTACCAAACATCGCCTTAAACAATGAAAATTGACATTCGACGCTTCGCCAGCATGGGCGAAAACCCTTTGGATAAACTTGAAACCTCGTATCGGCCCGACATGGCCGGCGAGATCGACACGTTGGCGCAGGAGTGGGCCGAGCAGTTGGATCTGGCCGCATGGCAAGTCGAGGCGCTGACGCTGATGCTGGCCGAATACCATTTGCGCGAGAGCCGGGAGACGGCGAGTCGGATGCTCATTCCTGTGATTAGCTATCTCAACGAGGCGAGGGGCAACAAAACGCTGAGATACTATGCCTTCCTGCTGGCGGCGGGCGACACCTCTATCACGCTGGCGCACTCTTACTCGGAGCTTGCCCGCAAGATCGGGGTAACAAGGGCGGCGCTATCTAAGGCTGTGATCGAGATGCAGGAAAAGCTGGGGCTGACGGCGCATAACAACTTTCAAAAGAGCGAGCAGGCGCGGGAGAGTTCCCGCAAGGCCGCGCACCGCTCTTGGACAAAACGACACGAAGAGGAGAACACACACTGATGAGCAAGGAGATTGAACTACGGGCAGCGGACGATCTGGCCGCGCAAATTAACAAAGACCACGCCGAGATCATGGCAAAGGTGGACGCGGTAAAGGCCACGGCTTCCGAGATCGGGTCGATGGCAAACCATGTCGGGATGCTGCTTGCCAGCGCACGCGATACGGTGGGCGATGCGTTCCACCATTGGCTGCGCGAAAAGGTCGAGATGCCTGGCGTGACCGCCGAGCGATACATTCGGCACCATCGGAACTACCATCCGGGGCAGCTTTTCTTGCCCGGCTTCAAGCCTGTCGAGGATCGGGCCAGCGTTCAGGCGCAGGCCGAGGCCAACGCCGAGACAGCGGAAGGCGACACGCCGACGAGGGACGAGGTGCCAGAGGTGAGCGTGCGAGACATCGCGGCGGGCTGGGTGTATGATGCGCGGCGCTGGTTCAGTCAGCTATTGGTCAAGATGCCACCTGACAAGATGAACGCCGACCAGATCGAGGAGACATTGCGCGTGGTCAAGCCTGTGCGGGACGCCATCTATGCCTACGAACAGAGGTATGTGCAGTTGAAGGGGGAGGCGTGACCAGTCTCAATAAGAGTAAAGAACAATGCTCCTTGTTGAGACTTGATAAAGGAATCTTTTCGGTTGGCGGAGCGCGAGGAGCCTGCGACTGGCGGAAAATAGACCCAAATTTATTGCGATTCGCTGAAGTAATAAACACTTCCCGCGATTTCAGTCTCAACAAGCCCTTTTGATAATGAGACACGCAAAAAAGCCGTATCACAATGCCCAATGGCCCTGACGCAGATCCAACTGGCGAAGGCGCTCGACGCCAACCAGACGAGCGTGTCTCTCTGGAAGGCGCAGGGGATGCCAACGGACTCGGTGGATGCGGCGAGGGCATGGCTGGCCGCGAACATTCGCCGCCGCAAGTCGGGCAAGGTGGCCGCGCCAACGACCAGCACCAACCCGGCGCTGGGGCCGAAGGCGCGACTCGACCGGGCGGCGGAGGGGGAGATTCGCCATTACGAATTGTGGAAGGCGGCAGCGAACTCGGAGGAGGCCAACAGCCGAACCGTGGCCGAACTGGCCGGCGCGTGGCGCGACAGCCGAAAGGCCGTGGCCCAAGCCGAGCAGGAGTTAGGGCAATTCCTGTCGATGACCAAAGCGACACTCAACAAGGCGGAGGCGGTGGCGGCGATCCGTGGGCTGATCTCGGCGATGGTGCAGGATTTTTCGACATTCCCGTGGGGAGAGCAGGCGACTTCGATGCTGCGGAAGCACTTAGCGACCCTGCCGCCGTCATTGTCGGAGGCGACCGCGAAGGGTTAGCCGAAGCGTGGGCCGCTGGGCACGAGGTAACGCTGACGCCGCCGAAGCCGGGCGTGGTGGCGTGGGCCGAGTCCAATCTGAAGCTCTCCGAGCGCATCACCAACAAGCCGGGGAGTTATCTAACCCAGCGCACTCCGTATGTGCGCGAAGTGTTGGAGTGCTTTGCGGACGAGCGGGTGCGTCGGCTTGCCTTGGTGTGGGGCGCGCAGACGAGCAAGACCACGGCCATCATCGTGGGCATGGCCTACAAGCTGGACGTAAATCCCGCCCCGTGTCTTTGGGTCATGCCTTCGACGCACTTGGCTCGGTCATTCTCCGAGACTCGATGGATGCCGCTCATAGATCAGAACCCGACTTTGGCGCGGCACAAGCAGGCCGACCCCGACAAGTATCGACTCTTAGAGCAACACTTTGACCGCATGAGCGTGTGGTTCACGGGCAGCAACTCGCCGGCCTCGCTTTCTTCGCGCTCGATTGCCGCGCTGTGCATGGACGAATTGGACAAATTTCCCGCGAAGGGCGGCAAAGAGTCCGCGCCTTTGCAGTTGGCCGAGGCCCGTGTAGCGACTTACCCGCAGCACATCATCGTAACGACCTCAACCCCGACCTACGAAGACGGGGCGATCTGGACGGAATGGCTGAAGGGCGACCAGCGTAAATACTTCGTGCCGTGCCTTGGCTGCGGCGAAGCGTGGTCTTTGGAGTGGGAGCACATCAAATGGGATGAGACGGCCAAGCAAGACGAAGGCTGGAACATGGAGCGCGTGGCCGCAACGGCGCGGTGTGTTTGTCCTGCCTGTGGTCACGCGCACGAAGAGGCCGACAAACAAGAGATGCTTGAGCGAGGCGAGTGGAGGCCCACGGATTTTGCTGCCGAGCCAGGGCGCCGAAGCTATCACTTGTCATCTCTTTACGCACCGTGGCGGAAGTGGGCGGATTTGGCCGTGAAGTTTTTGCAAGACCGAGAAGCACCGGGCGGATTGCAGGATTTCTACAACCGCGAACTGGCGATCCCGTGGAAGGTCGAGGGCTCACGCATCACCACCGCCATGATCCGCGAGCGCATCGACGCCTCGCCCAAGTATCTTCTGGGGCAACCGCCCAGCGACGGGATGCTGGCCCGGCTCATGGCCGTGGACGTGCAGCAAACCGAACTGTGGTGGCTGGTTCGCCAACTGCACGAAGACGGCAGTAGCTATCTCGTGCAATACGGGTCTGCCTTGGGATGGGGCGGGCTGTCAGAGAAATTCCGCGAGCTTGGTTGCCAGTGGGGGATTGTCGATGCCGGGTATGCGGCCAAGGCGACTTCGGGCGTTTACAACTTTGTTTTCGGCACAGCGGGCAAATTTTGCGCGGCCTTTGGTCGAACCAAAAAGCACAACTCGTCTTTGAAGCCTTGGGAGACAGGTGAGCTTCAGATCGACGGCACTCGCACCATCCGCCAAATGCGCTTCGATGCGTTGCTATGGCAGGAACGGCTTTACCACGATGTGCTACGGGATGGCCGCGTGCCGTGGTATCTGCCGCGAGATTTGGCCAAGGACTACGTTTCGCAGATGCAAAACGAGGCGCTGGTAGACGATAAGGACGAAAAGAAGTGGCAGAGATTCGGCCCCAACCACTTGGCCGACTGCGAGAAAATGGCGCTGGTTTACATGGATTGCTTCTTGTCGGCCTTCCGCGCACAGAACGCCACTCCTTGACACAAGCAACGAGGGCATGACCGATGCGTCGATGCTCGCCCGTGTCTTCACGGCGTCCGAACTTTCCCAACTCAAAGCAAGCTGCAAGGCGCAAATTCTGGCGGGCGGCGCCTCTCAAGCGTTTGTTTTGTCAAGCAGTGTGGGCGGTCGGTCGGTGACGCTTCAGAAGAGTTACGATGCTTGGGAAATGCTCGGCCTCATCGAGACGGCCCTCGCCATCAATGCCGGCGACATCGGCAACGACCGCGCCACCCGCGCCCAATACGGAGTATATTAAAGTGGCCAACCTCATCGACAAAATGGCCAAGGCGCTGGGCTTTTCCCGCATGGTCGAAGCCGCCAACTGGCGCCCGGAAGAACGCGCATGGGTGCAATCGCAGGCGCAGGACAGCAAGGTGGATATCTCCAACGGCGACCGTGTGCGCCTGCTCGGCCTGTCGCGCAAACTTTTTTACAACAACGCGATCGTCAGAAGCGCCATCCGCGACAAGGCGACCTACTCGGTCGGCTCGGCCATCGCCCCGCAGGCCAACAGCGGCGATCCCGCATGGGATGATGCCGCCGAAGCGTGGTGGGATAACTGGAGCAAGTCGCCCGAAATCAGCGAGCGCCACGATATGCGCCGGCTGCAAATGCTCGTCTCTGAGGCCATCGACCGCGACGGCGAAATCTTTTGCATCCTGACCAACAAGCGTGACGGCGCGCCCGCCGTCCAAGTGGTCGAGTCGCACCGCGTGGCCAACCCGCCCGACAAGGCCGACCAGATCATTGATGGCGTGAGCCTCGACCGCTTTGCGCGTCCGCTCGCTTATCATGTGGTCGAGGGCGACACCTTCAGCCAGCGCACGAGCCGCAGCATCCAGGCGGATCTGATGCTCCACGTTTACGAGCCCGAACGCCCCGACCAAGTGCGCGGCTATCCCGCCGTGGCCGTGGCGCTCAACAACCTCCTCGACCGCGACGAACTTCTCCGCTTTGAAATGCAGGCCGCGAAGATCGGCAGCAGCATCGGCCTTGTCGTTCAGAACGCGCAGGGCGGGGTGGGCGCCGAAGGATTCTTTGGCGACTTGTCCAAGAGCACGGGCGAAAGCCTGACCCGCGAAACAGTTTTCGGCGGCGGCATGATCCCGCGCCTCAAGGCCACCGAGCGCATCGAGTCGTTTATGATGAATCGCCCCAACGAAAAGTTGGACGCGCATCTGGAGCAATACATCCGCGCCGCCGCACTCGGCCTCGGCCTGCCCTACGAATTTATCTGGGACACCTCCGCTGTCGGCGGCGTGGCCCAGCGTTTCATCATTCAGAAAGCCGCCCGCGCCTTTGCCGCTCGGCAAGACGTTCTTATCTCCTCCTTCCTTGGCAAGCTCTGGAACTACGCGATAGCCAATGCCATCCGCAGCGGGCAGTTGCCCATGAATCCGAACTGGCGGCGTGTGCATTGGCAGACCCCGCGCTCGATCACGGTGGACGTGGGCCGCGAAGCGCAGGCCCGCCGGGACGATGTGAAGGCCGGGCTAATGACCTTGGCCGACTTCTTTGGCGAACAGGGGCTCGATTGGAAAACGGCCATGCAGGAAATTGCTGCCGAACGTCAGTTTGCCGCCGAGCTCGGCGTGGTGGTCGGCGTCGAGCGCACCGAGGGGGCGACGGTTATCGACCCTGTGCCTACAGGGGACGGCGGTTCAACTCCGCCCGCCTCCACGGATGCGGACTTTGCTCAACTGGATTGCGGAACGGGCAAGGGCGGGTTTAAGCCGGGGAATGATTGTGCTAAAAAGGGGCAGTCAAAATCACCACAGCCGCAAGAAACACCAAAAAGAACATTTCCCTCAAAGCACAAAGCAATAAGCAATTTTGAAAAAAAAATTGTAAACCAAGACTTTGAATCTTGTTTAGTAGTTAATGAAAATGGTGAGTTTGTTCTGAGAAAAGACGGAGAAAAAAGCCAAATAGCATTCACTCGTTCAGAATTTAGGACAATCATTAATACAAAAAACGCTACATTTACACATAATCACCCAGGCGGAAGCCCTTTTAGCGAAGCGGATTTTAAGGCTGCTGCTGATATGAACTTGTATGAATTGCGAGCAGTCACAAAAGATTCTTTGTATGTTATTAGAAAGCCAAATCCAAACGAGTTTTGGCCAGCTTCAGGAGATGAAATGGCTTTTGAGCTCGAACAGCAGGGCGTTGATTTGGCTCCAAAATACAACGAAGCAGTAAAAAGTGGGGCGATGACCCCAAGACAGGCAACGATTGAATGGGGTCACGAGGCTTGCAAAAACACGGCAGAGGTATTTGGTTTCCATTATGAAAGAATCTGAAGAAATCGTCATCGTTATTGACGGCGAAAAGCCGACGCCAGATTTCGGAAATCCTGAGTGGGTTGCGGGAATTTTGAAAAAATCTGAGGCAAAAAAATCCGAGTTTTCCGCCCGCGCCCGCAAAAAGAAGCGGATCTACAAGCGCAAGAAGTCCGATCTCAAGCCCTCCGCTTGACATGAGCCGCCGCCTATATGGCGGAACTCAAATTTGACGGCATCAGCGTAGCCACGGTTGGCCCTGCTCTCGGCCACGAGATGTTCGTGGACGATGTGACCCTGCTCCAAGCCGAACAGGCGGGGCAGGCTGGTAGCCCGGTCAAAGTGTTTGTCGATCACGACGAGTCCATCGATTCGCTCATCGGCCTGCTCAACAACTTCCGCATCGAGGAAGACCAACTGCGCGCCGATTTGGAACTGCTTTCGGCTCACCCGCAGGCGGAGTTTTACGCCGAGATTCTTTCCAAAGCGCCTGGCCGCGTCGGATTCAGCATGGCTTTCAGCGGCAAGCCCGAAGAAGTGGGCGACCGCCGATTTGCCCGCGTCGAAAATTTGGTCAGCGTCGATCTCGTCAGCCGCCCCGCAGCAAACCGCGAGGGCGTGTTTCGCGCCGGCAGTGAGCCCGCCCAAGTTGACACCTCGGCGGAGGGCATGACCGAATCTTCTGTCACCGAACAAGTCGAGTTTGACGCGAAAGCCGCCATCGAGGCGCTGACCGCCGTTGTCTCCAAGCTCGAAGAATCCGTCGCCGCCATCGCCGCCGACAAATCCGAACCCGCCGAGGCTGAAGTTGTCGCCGAGGAAGTGAAGTCCGAAGAGGTCGCGCCCGCTCCCGAAGCCGCCGAACTCTCCGCCCTTTCCGCGAAAGTCGCCGAGCTCGAAATCGCTCTCGCCGCCAAAGGCAGCGAGGCCGTCGCCAGCAACGCCGTCGCCTCCGAAGACCCGGTCGAGCAGTTCAAAGCCGCCTCCGAGTCGAAGGACTGGAAGCGCGCCGCGCAAATCTTTTCCGCGAACAAGAGCGCCATCTACCGCGCTCGCAACGCCAAGACTTTCTAAGGGCCAACCCCCAAAGAAAAACCAACAACCAACAAACAAATAGTATATGGCTAACTCATTCGATTCAGCACTCGTCGTAGCGACGATCTCTGAACAAGTGCAGACGGTGCTCGCCAACAGGTTGGCCCCGCTTCGCATCTTCAGCACGGATTTCAGCAACGAAGTCCGCAAACCCAAGGACACCATTCAGGTGCCCCTCGTCACGGCCACCAGCGCCACGGCGACCAACCCGACCGATTTCACCCCGGCTTCCGACGTTACCGTTGGCAAGGCGACCGTGACGCTCGACCACTACAGCCAGTTCTTCGGCATCACACAGGCCGACCTCGCTCTGGGTCATCGTCTGGAGAACTTGGTTCGTATCAACCTCAACGCTCTTGCCGACAAATTGTTCTCGGTTGCGATCACCCCGATCACGACCACCAATTTCGGCGCGGCGGTTGTCACGACCACGACCATCACCCCCGGCAGCGGCCATCTGGCGACTCTCTGGAGCTCGATCAGCAAGAGCGACCGCAAGGGCTTGGTTGTCACTCCCGAAATCTACAGCCGTCTGATCCCGACCAACGCCGACTTCCTGCCGCTCCAAAACGGAGCCTACGGATTCGACCAGGGCATCTACTACGCCAACTCGTTCTCTGGTGCGGTTGCGGGCCTCGACGGCTTCGCGGTTTCGCCCGAAGCGATCGCGGTGGCCTCGGCCATGCCCGCCATCGACCCAGCTGTCGCTAACCTCCTCTACGTCTCGGATTCCGTGACGATCGAGCAGCTTGGTATGACAGTTATGTATAATATCACAGCCTCACAGGCGACCCGTAACGTCACGGCGTCCATCGAGGTTATGATGGGATCGTCTGCCGGTCTGACCAGCGGCACCTGCGCGCTCATCATCTAAGGCTCGTGTGTTCATCCTCCCGGCGGTTTGAGTGGCCCGCCGGGAGTTCTCATCTGGGTTTCGACCCGAAGGGTCACGGTTCCACTCACCGTGGCCCTTTCCTTTTGTAGTCAGTGGCAAAGATTCATCTCGGCATCATTGTAGGCAACGAAGCGGCCAACATCACCCGCTTCCTCGACAGCTTCCAACCGCACGTTGATTCTGTCAGCGTGGTGCGCGCCTGCGGCAAGCAACCGCCCGACGAGACGCTGGACATCGCCAAGGCGCGTGGCTGCATCGTGGGCGAATACCACAACGGCGAGACGGGCAAAGATTGGCCGCACGTCGACAACTTCGCCGCCGCCCGCAATCAGACCTTTGCCCTCGCACCCGAAGGCGCCGACTGGATCATGTGGGCCGATTGCGACGATCTGCTGGCCGACTCAGGGGCCGAGGCGCTGGCCAAGATTCGCAGCGGCACCGAGATCATCAAAGGCGCCATCTACGCACCGTATGTGACCAACGCCAGTGGCAGCTATGCCAGGCGCATCCGCCTCGTCCATGTGGATTGCTACAGCCAGTGGATCAATGCCGTTCACGAGGACATCGAGACAAAGGACGGCACCAAAAATACTTGGTGCATGGAACTTCAAGTCATCCACCTACCCGAAAACAACAAGCGCGGCAGCGTAGTCCGCAACCGCGCCATCCTTGAAAGCGTGCCGCCAGAGCAACGCACGGGCCGCGAATGGTGGTTTCTCTTCCGTGAGTGCGAGACGCAGCAAGACATCCCGAAGGCCATGGAGGCCGCGATCTTTGCCACGGCCCACCCTGACCTCGGCGACGAGGAAAAGTTCGTGGCCTACCAAACCATTGGCCGATGGATCAAAGACGTGGACGAAGCCGAGCGCCCGCTCTTGGAAGCTGTGCGCCTCATGCCGCACCGCCGCGAAGGCTACGCCGAGCTTTGCAAAATGCACACGGCCAGAGGCAACCCAAAGAAAGGGTTGGCCTATGCCTACGCAATGGAAGCGCAACCCATGCCCGACGAACCCTCTTGGACGCACGATGCGTCCCTCTACGGATGGCGAGCGCACGATCTAAAGACGCTGGCCCTGGCTAAAGCCGGGCACAGCAAAGAAGCCGAGCGCATCCGCAAAGAATGGCAGAAGCGCCTCAAACCTCGCATTGCCGTGGGCCACCCAGCGGGCAGGGGGCAAAAGGACATCGAAGTCCGCAACCTCTGGCTGGAGCGGGCCGCGCACCCGGAGCGCGTGGCGTATTATTTTGGCATCTGCGAAAGCGACACGGAGGTGGTCGAGCAGTTGCAGCACTACCCGCACGCGATGGCGCCCGCCGTTCCCGAAGGCCATTCCTCTGCCGTGGCCAACTACAACGCCGCCGCCCGCGCAGCCACGGCGTCAGGAGCGCGCATCTTCATTATGAGTCAGTCGGACGTTTATCCCCCCCACGGTTGGGATGAGCAAGTGATCCAAGCCATGACCCCGCACATGGACAAGCCGACCGTGCTGCACGTTTCGGACAGCTTCAACAAGCCCGACGAAAAGTTAATGACCATCATGTGCTTCAACTGGCGCTGGTGGCTGGGCCGCGATTGGTTGCTTTGTCCCGAATACGACGGCTATTGGTCGGACACCGAGTTTTCTTTCCGCTCCTACCGAGACGGCGTTGTCGAGGATGCGCGGCACATTAAGTTCTACCACGACCACCCGCTATTCACAGGCGCGGCCACGGACGAATGTTACCGCCGCCAGCAAAACCCAGAGGCCAACGAGCGCGGCAAAGCCGTCTTCCGCCGCCGCAACCCTGACGCTGTGGGTTGGCTTTGACTCGCGGACGTAGGGCATGGCCAACCAGTTAGACACAGCGCACATTCTCGGCGTTGCCGCCATCACGGACGTAGGCGGCGAATATGTGACCATCGGCGGCACGCAACTCAAGGCCGTGGTCGGCGACATGGATTTGCGCGACGAGCTCGCGGAGGGCGGGGTGCGCCAGATTCGCTCCGTGCGAGTCGGGATTCCGCGCAGCGAGTTTGAGCGCTGTATCGCAATGGGAATTAAGACCGTGGAGATCCCCGCCATCTGGAGTCGCATCACCGTCCGCGACATCGAGCTTCAAGTGCTCGGCGTGGCGCAGGACGCAGCGGTCATCGAGATTACAGCCGGCGGGCTGGCGGAGTAGGGCGATGGCTGCGGCTATCTCAGTCGAGATTTCCTTGGACGAACTGCGGAAGATGGTGCCGAAGTTTTCCACGGCCACCACACGGGAAGTCGGCATGGAGCTTTTCAAGCAGGCTCGACTCATGGTGCGCGACGATGGTGACAATGGGCTTTTGGCGATTACGCCCCCCAAGACGCAGGAAATGGGGGACAGCGCCACGACCCGCGACATCAACCGCGTCTTTGTCACGGCAGGAACTATCCGAGCCATCCTCAAAGACAGTGGCGAAACCGGCGCTCGCATGACCTTCAAGCGATACACCACGCCCGGCCCAGACTATTCGCACGCCCGCGCCTTGGATTTTCTCAACAACCAAACGCCAACCACCGTAGAGGTGCGGCCCTATACCACCAAGAACGGCAAGCGCGTCCGCAGCTACACGCAGACGCGCCAAGTCTCCTCATTGGGCGACTCTCGCCTTGGGCGCTTGCAGTATGTGGATGATGCGCCGAGCCGAACCCTGCACAAATCGCGCAAGAACTCCCGTGGCCAAGTGCGGCAAGCAACGTGGTCGCAGCTTGTCATGAGCAAGGGCCAGATGAACAGCTACACCAAGGAGGTGGTTAAGCGTGTCGGCACGATGAAAGCGGGCTGGGGCGCGGCAGCAAGGCAGGCTGGTCTTTCGGTCAATCTCCCAGCCTTCGCCGCCCGCAACGTCAAGCGCGCCAGCGGCAAGGGCCGCACCAGCGTAGCCAACCCCAACAATATGTATGTGGAACTGGCCAACACCACGCCGAACGCCGCGAGCATCATTAACCAGGGCGCGGTGAATTGGGTGGTTCGCCTTCGCCAAAAACAGATCGAGCGCGAAATGAACAACCGCATGAGCAAACTCGCCGCCGCCGCATGATCCACCGCGAACTTGAAGGCGCCTTCGCCACCTACCTTACCGCCAACCGCACAGGCACCGCGCTGTCGGGCATCCCCGTGCGCCATGCTGTTCCCGCCGATGCGCTGTCCCTGCCGTGCGTCATTGTCGCCTCGGCCACAGCGGAATTGCTGGAGGGCGGCGTCCGACAGGCTACCCGCGCCACGATGGATTTTTCAGTCATCTCCGCCGCCAATGCCGGCGCAGGCTGGCAGGCTGCGCACAAGGATCGTGTGGCCGCGCTCTCGCGCCTTTTAGACGATACCAATACCAGCACCGCCCTTGCCGCCATCAACGCGGCACAGACGGATTTCACGCTCTACGGATGGCACCTGACGGAGCTAACCAGCGAGACATCAGCCAACTACCAGAGCGACAGCATCCGCATCAGCCTTGTTGCCGGGGAGCGCATCGCCACATCCCCGACCGGGCCCACGGCCACGCCGCAAAATTACAGCCTTCGCCACGAGATCGAGCAAATCGTGTCGGCCCACCTTGGCACCGAGCTCCCGCCCGCCGTAACGGACGATTACACGGTGTATCCATACTACTCAGAAACCACCGCGCCACCGCGCCGAGTTGTTGCCGCCTGCCTCTCCGCCGAGCGCCCGTTCCCGCAGCTGGCCCGCTGGTCGGCACAAGTGACCATCCACGTTATCACGCCCGGCGAATACGCCAGCACCCACGACGAGGCCGTTACTTTGGTGCAGGAAACCCTGCGCGATATTGTCGCCCAAGACTTCACCTCGGCCAACATCACGGTTGCCGGGATGCTGGAGACGGGCCACTCGGTCGATAGCTCCGACAACCGCATTACCGACGTGTTGGCCGTGACGCTCTACTGTCAGCAGAATTGACACGCCCCGCGAGGGCATGGCTATCACTTACGGCTCTGGCGCTGGCTTTTCTCGCTCGACCAGCAAGTCCTACGAATATCTCGCCGTTGCGGACAACACGGGAGCGGTTGCGGATAACATTCTCAAATACACCCGCACCGAAACCACAACCGAGACGGTCACAACCACTTTTGGTGCGCCAGAAATCGACAACCTTGACGCTCTGAGCGCCACAATCACATGGAGCGTAGACGAGACGATTATTGAGCCTTCGGCTGCAAGCACTGCACCACCCGCCGCCCGCACATACAACCCTCGCGCCGAAGCCTCTGCCACCGTTTTGGGCGAGTTTACGGATTCGACCTTTGAACTGGACGGCACCACCTTTGAAACTCTGAGCGCCGAAAAAGCCGAGACTGCTGGCGATGTGGTGAAGACCAACATTCGCGGCGTGTTCTATGGCGCGGGCGGAAGCCTGACGGTTGGAAGCATCGCGGCGGGCGGCACGATCCGCACCGAAAAGCGGTTCAGCAACACCGATTTCGTCCGCACAACCGCAACCACCGTAGCCTTTAGCGGCTCGTAATCGGAGGCCAGCGTCATGGACGCGCTCGCCGCCGAATCTTTTCTCAACGCGCCGCACACAGTCTGCGGCCTGCGGATGCAACCACTTTCCGTAGGACACGCTTTCGCGCTGGAGGCTATTGCCTCGCCCTTCTACCACGGCAAGCTCGGCAGCGAGGCCGATTTGCGCTTGGCCGTGTGGATCTGCTCGCTCCCGCCCTTGGCCTTGCCACAGATGGACGGATGGCGCTGCCGCCTATGGAAGTGGCGCAAGATGGATTTCGTCGCCGAGGTGGCGCGCTGGCAGACTTACGTTGCCGACTACTGCGCGCCCCCGCAAATGTGGAACAAGTCGCCCAAGGCCGGCGAAGAACGCGGCGAACCCTCGCGCATCCCGAACGCCATCACAACCGTTGCCCGCCTCATGCGCCTCGGCATGACCGAGAAACAAGCCTGGGCCACGCCCGTGGGCGCAGCGGCATGGTATGAGGCTGCGGCCTACGAAACCGAAAGCGGCGCGCACCTGGACATTGTGACCGACTCGGAGCGCGAGGCCATCGCCCGCAGCAAGGCCCGCAAGGAGGAACAAGCTCATGGCTGAAGTAAAAGTAAAAATCACAGCGGCCAACCAAACGCAGACTGGCTTCCAGTCTGTGCTGGCCGACGCCAAGAAAACGGCAACTCAGGTGCAGCAAACTTTTTCGCAGGCATCTGCTCCCACGTTTCGCCCTATCCCGCAGGGCAAAACTCAGACAGGAGATTTTTCAAAAGAGCTTGCCGATTTGGCCAACGCTTCCAATGAGGGAACAAAAGCTGCCGCCGAGGAAATGCTGGCTGAACTTCGCCGCGTCCGCGAAGGAGCGAAAACAACCGCCAGCGAAATAGAAAACATCCCGACGCAGGCCGGCGGGCTGATTGGAAGGCTTTTCGGAGCCGGTGCCACGGGAGTCGGAATCGGCCTGGTCGTAAAGCAGCAGATTGAGCAAGTCGCCCAAGAATACACCAAGCTCATTGATCTAAACGCCACGCTCGACTCGTCATTCAAAGCGATCGGCAGCGCAACCACTTTCGACGGAATCATCAGCGGGGCCAAGCAGGCGCAGGAGCAAATCGCCAACATTGCAAAAGAAACGGAGAATTTCAAAAGCGGCTTCCTAAACAATGTCGCAAACTTCTTCACGGGCGGGCAGTTGTTTGCCAACGCCGATCAGCTTGTTGCCGACGCAGGAAAAATCACAGTCCAGCAAGTTATTGCCAGCCTCAAAGAGCAAAACAAAAACCTGACCCAGCAAATTGCAGGAGCAAAAGAGGGGCGACTTGACCAAGTAGAAAAAGGGCAGGAAACCCAACGACAACGAGCAGGATTGGAGTCGCAACTCAGAGCACTCGGCGCAAGCCCGGAACAAATTGCAACGGGCCTGCAAGCCTTCGACCGCCAGCGGAATTTGCAGCAAGAAAAGAAATTCGCCCAAGAAGACTTCACCGCGAGACAAAAGTTTGAGGAGCGCCAGAGGCGGGAGGCGGAAAGAAGCGGCCAGCGGCTTTCACCCGGAACACGTCTTGGCGACGTTGTTGGAAAAGAACTTGGGCCAGGCAACATTGAGGGCATAAAGCGGTTTGAGCGCGAGCAGATGTTGCAAAATCAAGAGGCAGCAAGGGCAGCGCAGCAACAGGCGATAATGGCGGGCTCCTTCGGCGCTTCCCAACTGCAACGCATCGGCTTCGCCTCAAACGAGTTTTTCGACACACGGCGCAAGGAAGACCCGGCAAAGACAATGCAGCAAGTGGTCAGAGAACTTCAGAAGGTAAACAAGAACCTCGAAAATGGAGAACCCATCGTTCTCCGCAACAACGGATAAGTCATGGCACAAATCGAAACAACAGGCGGCGGGTATCTCGACAGCGGCGACAGAAAAGTTCTTCGCAAGGTTTACGTTTCCACAGGCGGGCAACTCATCAACATCCCGACAAGCGAGCAGGGCTTTCCTCTGTCCTCGGTCAGCGCGAGCGAAGAGCCGGGCGGCATCCGCCGCGCCGTAGCCGAATACTCCCAAGGCGGCGAGGGTGGCGCGTCTTACAACGCCTATGGAAAACGCATCGAACTCACGGGCGGGACGCGAGAGGTTCCGATCTACAACCACCCGTATTTTAGCGGTCTGAATCCCGCGTCCATACAAGAAGTCCAAGACGCTGTGGAAAAAAAAGAAGCCCTTCCGCTTCCTACAACTCCACAAAAACAAAAGCTCTATGGCTTTTTAGTGAGGGGCGTTGAGTATTTTCTTTCTCCCGCAATAGTCGGGCGCATTTCGGAAGTTGAATCCGTGCTGCCAAGCCTTGCGCCGATTGCGAAAGTTGCAAACCCCTCGGAGCTTAATGCCCCAAGCGAAACGTTCTGGATCTGCACTGCCATCACGGCCAATCCAATCGGAACGCGCTACGAAGTGACCCGCGAATACACGTTGAGTTTCAGCGCGTGGGAAGACGTGCAAGACCTTTATAACTGGTAGGCCATGTCCGACTTCGCGCAAATCCGATTCCTGCCCAACAGGCCGCTTCTGCGCGAACTGAGCGCCGATCGTCTCAACACGATCCTGCAAGAGATTAAGCGCAACAAACCCAAGGGCGAGCGCGGCATCACAGTCAGACAAGACGGCACCGGCACCTATATCGGCCTTGCTGCGTCTTTGCCACGCGGCGGCACCCCAACAACCCGCCAACCGTGGGACTTAATCGCCCGCGTCGATCCCGACGCCGATCCCGAAGACGAGAACCCGCCTTACCTTGTGCGCGTCCAGCCCGGAACACTCAACGGCATCCTGCCTTCAAATTGGGACGAGGAATTTGAGTGCGCGGGCACGGGCCTGCATTACGCCAAGGCCGTCATCACCACAGACGGCGAGGCAATCACAGGCGTGACCATCGCCATAGACACGACAGAGCCTACGGTGCAAGAGTCGCAGGAGTTCGGGATTGCCGCCGAGGTTGAACACCTTTTCGGGCTGTTTGCCGAGGGGTCGGTTTATCGTGTCATCGGGGCGGGGCATATCACAATGTCGCCCGAACAGTGGCTTGTCGTTTCCGCCGATCCCGCCGCCGCACCGGGAGAGTCGCCTTACGATATCTACTATCGGCTGCAATGATTTCGTGGCACATCGCCAACACGTTCGACCCGATCACTGGATCAACCAGTTCAGTTGATTCGTTAAGCATTGACGGCACAAACTTCTTCCCGACTTCCGCCGATGATACCTATTCGGCCAGCGCCGCGACCACGAACAGTTCGTCAGTCAATTCTGCGGGAACCACCCAACGGCAAACCATAACCGCAACGCGCAACAATCCCCGCGAAAGCATCCAAACCAGCACCTCGGCCACATACGAGACGATTACCCCGGCAACATTTTATGCCGAGACAAGCACCACCGAAACTTACGAATCGTGGTATGATACTTTCGCAACGATCACGGTTGTGGCAGATGGCGACGAAGTGGCGTTTGTCCCGTTTTGGACAACATCTTCGGCAGAGGATGGTGCCGTGAGTTTTTACCATGGGGATGGCACGGTTGCCACGTTCGCGCAAGTGCAGGCCACATCGAGGGAAGCCACACGCGACGCAACCACGACCAACGGCCAAACGTCTGCGGGGCGGCTTCCCCTTGCCACAGTTTACCAAGCCGAGGCGGGGGAGGTTCTCTATGCTATCTCAAATCCGCTGGCCGCGTGGGGAGGTTTCAGCGCAGCCAGCAATGTGGCGCAAAGCGGAACGCGCACGACGGCTTATGCGTCCTATTTGACCGCCAGCAAAATCACCGTCGCCGGGGGCCAAACAACCACGGCAACCTCATCGCAATCACAATCATCGACCATTGTGCAAGTCGAGGCTTCAACGCAAAAAACGCAAGCAGCCACAAGCGGGCAGGCGTTTGAAGTTCTGCCCAACAGCACCATTGCCATCACGCAAACGGGTTGGACAACCACCAACCAACCAATCTCCACAACTGTGTTTGCGAGCCATCAATGGACTGTGGGGTATGCTGGAGCATTTACCCCGCAGGAATCGCACACAACGCGCTCGGTTGTGTCTTGGGCCACTTACCCGACCACGGTTTTTCGGCAAAGCGGGCTTCAGACTTTCCAATCAACGCAAAAAACCAGCGCATCACGAAGCCAAACTGTTGGAGCAACAGCCATCGCAACATCTACATCATTGTATTTGCCAATTCCTCCGGGCGATTTGGTCGAGGCAAGAACGGCGGGGGCAACTTATCAGGCGGGCGCAAACGAAGTCGTGTATCATAGCGGCAAACTACAAACGGCGACTTGCGGAGATTTGTCTCGCCATGCGTTTTCGACAACTGGCGTTGTTGTCGGAACTGCAACGGGCGGCTGGATGTCGCTAAACGGAGCGCAATCCGCAACCCTGTTTGATGGGTCGGGCGGATACGCGACCGCTTACGCCGGGGGCAACGTGGGCGGGCGCACCTTGTTTCCGCTGACCAATTCACGCCTCACGCTTAGTTCCGACTCAATTACTTGGACGATCTCGACCAACGCAACACAGGGCGGCACGACAACCACCACCACAAGCCAGGCCGTTCAGACGGCAGGATCATCGCTAACGACTACCGCAAATACGGCGGGCCGCATCCCGCACGCTGGGGCCGAACTTGTCGGGGCTGGCGCAACCTTTGTCGATACGCCAGGGCAGGGCGCATACCGCGATCAAATCAACGGCGAGACAAGCTCTTTTGCGGGAAACGCCACGGCCTACACCGAGGGGCAGTCCACGCAAATTCGGCGTTGGCTTCCGATCACATACATAGATTTTCCCGTGGCAGGGACAAACGCCGACCCGATCGTCTGGGCAGTTCCGCGTAACAGCACCAACTTGCCTCCTGCTTGACACCCGCCCCGCCCGCGAGTGCTGGCAATCGCAACATACGCAACGCGGAGCTATTTCTACTGCTGGCCGCAGTTCCTCCGCAGGATAGCCGCCGCAGCCGGGCATCACGCCGAGGCGCATTTCATTCTGGCAACTGACCAGAGCGATGAGGCCAAGCAAGCGATCGAGGCAGCGCGCCACGAACTTCCCGAAGGCTGGCGAATCCAGGCCGTCCAGTTGCCGCTCGATGACGGGGGAACCAAGGGCAAGGACTACAAAGTAGAGGCGCAAATGCGGATTGCCGCATTGCAGGGGGCCGCGTTTGCCGCTGCCAGAAAGATTCGCGCCACGGCTTTGTGGAGCGTGGAGGCCGACAACCTTGTGCCTGCCGATGCCCTCCGGGTGGCCGAGTGGGTGCTAACTATGCCGCAGGCAGATGGCTCGCTTTACTATGAGGTGGCGGCGGTCACTTATCCGAACGGCCTTTTCCTTGGCGGCAACGGGACGCCACAGCATCCCATTGCCGAAGATTTCACGGAGAAGGAGCGCAAACTACCGCCGCGCCTCGCCCGCGCTTTGGAGGTCTGCCGCGAAAGACTGAAGGACTGCAAAGACAAAGAGATTGGCGAGCGCGAGGGTAAGCGGTTGGGGCGGCTCCATGAGCGGGTGAAGAAATGCCCACCAGACGGAAACGTCTTTGAAATCACGGCCAAGCACGGATGGCGGCGCAGGGGATGGATGGACTACGCTTATCCCGGAATTGGCAAGGGGGCCATTGTCCCGTCCGATTGGTGCGGCCTCGGTTGCACACTTCTATCGGCCAAGGCGCTCGCGATGGCAACCTTTGAGGGCTACGACGGCAGGGGAACGCAAGACCTGTTCCTATGCTGGCACCGATGGCACCCGGCAGGGCTGCGGATTGCCTGCATCCCGCACACGGCGGCGGATCATGTGAAGCGCGACAAGGACGGCGCGCTCGTCCACCACCGGGCGTATCACGAAACCGAGGGGGAATACCGGGGGCACCTCCGCGTGCGGCAACAACCGTGGATGCCATGTTAGCCGAGATCCGCCCGCTCACCGCCCACCTCGATGACAGGGGCAAGCTCACCGAAATCTTCCGGGCCTCGGATGACGCTCACGGCTTCGGCCAAGCCTACATCACGACTTGCGCGGCGGGTGTGGTGAAAGCATGGCATCGCCACCGGCTGCAAGTGGATCGGTGGTTTTGCGTAGCGGGCGCGGCAAAAGTCGGCATCTGGGACGCCGAGGCCATGCGCGGCCAAACGATCATCCTTTCCGCCGACACGCCGCAACTTCTCATCATCCCGGCAGGGTTGTTCCACGGCTTCACGCCCTGCCACGGCCACCGCGAGGCGGCGATTCTAAACCTCCCGTCCCGCGAATACGATCCCATCAATCCCGACGAGGATCGCCGGGGGCCGTGGAGCTTCCCGTTTTGGTGGGGCGTAGATAGCCGCTGACACTTTGACACAGAGGGCGAGGGCAGGGCCATGCGCGTTTACATCAATTTAGACACCAACGAACCTGTTGTTTCGCCCGTCCTCACCCAGCGGGTCAACACGTTCTACTTCGTGCGCCGGGACGTGGTTCCCGTTGAGGTTCAATTCGTCCGCAACGGTGCCGTGGTCGAGCTTGGAGCGGGGGCAACCGGGGCCATTGGCCTCAAAAAAACCTACGCGGGCAGCTTCCTCGCCAATGACTCAGGATGGACGAAAACAGGAACGGGCAGCAGCACGGTTTACACTTTCGATCTTAACCTGAACACGACCGAACTCGGCACCGAGTTCACCGTGGACACCCTCGACTCGATCACTTGCAAGCTGGAAGTGTCGTGGAGCGTCAGCGGAACAACCTCCAGCACCATGCCGACGAGCGCGGTGGTTTACAACGATGTGATTCGCGGGACGGAGGGCTCGCCCAATTTCGCCACCGTTCTTTCGCAGTTTGATCTCCGCTCTCCCGACAACGCCACCTGGCGGATCACTGTGGACAACGACGGCATCCTAACCGCAACCAAGCAATAATCATGAAACCCTTTCTCACCCTCATCCTCGTCACCCTTTGCGCGGCCACCAGCTACGGCCAGACGATGAAAGCCCTTTCGTATAACACAAACGGAGTTGTGGCTTATAGCAGCACAAACGTCCTGACGTTTACCAATGAACGGATTGATTTCCGCACAATAGGGGCCGACGGAACGCAGGTCTGGGACGCGGTCAACAATACTTTTTTCACCGAGCTTTCGTTGCAAAATAGCTCCATTTCTTTCTTTGGCACCAATGCGGCTACCGCCGCCGCCACCACCCGCACCAACCTCGGCTTGCCTCTCAACTCCCTCACAAACGACAGCAATGTAAAGCTGATGCGGGCGCTGTCGGGCTCGACCAACACGAACCACCCATTCAGCGGATCGGTGTCGGTAGTCGGCACCAACAACACCAACACACTCGTTTTCTCAAACGGCATTTTGCAATCGGTGCAATGATGACGGAGCTTTCAGACTTTTTCACCCGCCCCACCGTGGCCGTGGCATCTTCGCTCGGCAGCGTGATTGTTTCGCTGCTGCCGCATTTGGAAACGGGCATGAGACTCGGAACCCTTGGATGTGGACTCGCCATCGCCGTGCTGGCCTTGGGCAAGGCGTGGAGAGACAGAAACAAATGAGCGCCGTCGCCTCGCATGATTTGCAAATCGCCCAAGGGGCGACTTGGAGCCAAGTCCTGAACTGGAAAACGGGCTCGCCTGCCGCGTTCGTAAACACAACGGGCTTCAGCGCCCGGATGCAGCTTCGAACAAGCTACTCGGCAGCATCGGCCTCGCTGGAACTGACCACGGCCAACGGACGCATTAGCCTTACCAACGCGGGCGTCATCACGCTTTCGCTCACCGCCACCGAAACCGCCGCGCTCGCCGCAGGCCGCTACGTTTACGACCTTGAGATGGTATCGAGCGGCGGGCAAGTGACCCGGCTGCTTGAAGGTGTAGTCACGGTTAGCCCGGAGGTAACGAGGTAATGGCCGACACGATAGAGATTGTTCAGGGCACGGCGACTGTCGTTCAAGTCGCAGGCCCGACAGGGCCTCAAGGGCCGAAGGGCGACAAGGGCGACGCAGGCGCGACCGGGGCGCAAGGCGTTCCCGGCACAGGGCTGGAAGTCCTGACAACGCAGGGCGATATCCTTTACCAAGGCGCGTCTACCGGGCAGCGCCTCGGCATCGGCACAGCAGGCCAAATCCTAAAGGTCAACTCTGGCGGCACAGCCCCTGAATGGGGCGCAGCCCCGGCATCGGGCGTGTCCTCGGTCAATGGTCAGACGGGCGCGGTGACTGTTGCCGCCGTTTTACACTCCCACCAACCCTCGGCAATCTATTGCGATGCCGCCGATGTCGCAGACACAACTTTTAGCAGCGGTGAGCCTAACGGCATTTATTTCCGCGACGGCATCGACAACGGCAAAGCTATCTATAAATCTTCACAGGGCTACGCGCTTTGGTGGGACGATGGCGAGGAGGAGTGGGTGCTTGGTAACGTCCCGCAGACGGCAAAGTATTACATTGGAACTGGCGACACGACCTATCCGTGGGAAGCCACCTCTTGGGCGCTTGGCCCACAGGGAAGTGGTGACGCGCCGGTCGTTGACCAATCTCTGCTTTCAAATTATCAGCGCAATGCTGCCAAAGACTCCGTATCCACACGCGCCCCCAAAAGCGGCAATGCGTCTTCTTCGGAGGTCGTTCTCGGCAACGACTCCCGCCTTTCCGACAGCCGCACCCCAACCTCCCACACCCACACCCTTTCCGCAATTACCGACGCAGGCACAGCCGCCGCAGTCGATGCAGACCAAGACCTTAACACGACAAGCAATGTCACGTTTGACGTTGTAAACGTAAACAGCGACTTGGTTGCGTCCTCCATAAAGGCTAACTCGCAGATTCAAATCGAGGACAACAACTCCTATCTGGCAACGCTTACGGTTGGCTCGGATATTCTTTCGGCCAACCGCAATTACCAGTTGCCCAACGCCAGCGGAACTCTCGCGCTAACAACCGACGCGCCGCCCGCGCACGCCGCGACTCACGCCGCAACGGGAAGCGATCCTGTGTCATTACAGCTTACGCAAGTGGTCGCTCCTTCGGGCGGGCTTGGCCCATTGGGTGAAGGCGAGACATTAAACGATTATTTTGCCAATGCTGGGAATATTGTGTTTAGCAACACAGAAGACTTTGCCGCCTCTGGCTCCATCACAACCAGCGGCCTAACGCAAGCCACCGCACGGATTTTGGGAAGGACGAGCGCCAGCGCGGGTGCCATAGAGGAGATTCAAATTGGATCGGGCCTTTCGCTTTCGGCGGGGGAGCTTTCGGCTACGTCATCGGGCGGCATCTCCGCAGTCGGCGCATCCATCGCCGATGTGTTGAGCGTGTCGGGCGGCAGCGATCTTGTTGCTGATGACCCGAACGCCGACCGCATTGTTTTCTGGGACGATAGCGAGGGTAAGTGGCGGTATCTGGAAGCGGGATCGGGCCTTAGTATTAGCGGGACTACGATGACCGTCACCGCGACAGGCGGCGCAAATAATCTCTGGGTGCCATCCAGTGCCTTTATCCCAAAGACGACATCGGGATGCGGAGTGGACAGCCGCGAAACCACGACCAACGACCAAAACTTTGACGAACTACTTTTCGATGCAGGCTCCGACGAATTTGCCGATGCCTTGGTGGTCATGCCGTCCAACTACAATAACGGCACGCTCACGGCGCGGTTCTATTGGACTGCCGCAAGTGGCTCTGGAGATGTCATCTGGGGAATTCAAGGCCGTGCCTTTGCCAACGACGATGCGCTGGACACCGCCGCAGGCACTGCACAGACCGTGACCGATACGCTGATTGCGGCCAACGACATGCACGTTACGAGCGCAACAAGTGCCGTGACGATTGGCGGGACGCCAGCGGCAAACACACCCATTCAGTTCAGCATCTATCGTGACGCGAACGCAGCGGGCGACACTCTCGCTGTGGACGCCCGCCTGCTCGGCGTGGAGATCATCTTCAACTAATGAGACGCCGCGCCCGCCATTTCAACCCAGCACACGCGGGGGCCGCCTCTTGCTATGACGCCCGCTTTCTCGCGCTGGCCGACAATGACGCCGTAGCCGACTGGACAGACCGCTCGGCTAATGCGCGCACAGCTTCACAAGCAACTTCTGGCAACCGCCCCGTTTTCAAAACCGCCGTGCAAGGCGGAAGCCCCATCGTGCGTTTCGACGGCTCCAACGACCAGCTTTTGACTTCAAGCTATGCGCTGCCATCTGCCGCTTCGCTGGTGTCTGCGGCCAAAGCCGATGCGTGGCAGCAGACGGCGCAATATCGTCCGATTGCAACACAAGCATATACGAGCGGCAACGACAGCAATCGCGGTTTGGGCTTTTGTTATTTGGCGCCCGGAGGCGTGTTTGATTGGTCGCAATACGACGCACTGTTTATTGGCAGCGGTTATGCAACGACCTCAACGCCGAAAGCCTTAGCGCCCATAACCAGCGGCTCCGATTTTCGCGTCATCTCCACCGTCCTCGGCGCCAATACGGCCCGCGCGTGGAGCAACGGATCGGTGATTAGCTCGCGTAAAGAAGCAACAGGAGCTTTTTTAGCTCGCAGCGATCAGTTTGTGATCGGTGGCAAGAAAGGCACTGTGGCCGAAGCGTGGGATGGCGACATCGGATGCTTGTCTTATTTTCATGTGGAAATTTCCGATGCCCTACGCAAGCGCACCGAACACGCCGCCGCTTTCTCTTGGAAAATTAGCTGCAACTGACCATGACCCATCTCCGCTACGACAACCAGACCCGCACCGAAACCGAACAGAGCGTGATCGACAACCTCGTCCGCAAAGGGTGGGAAGTGTTCACGCCAGAGCCAGTGGTAGAGGTGTCGCCGTTTTTGACCGCCGAAGCCGCCGTCAGCCAATACTTCTCGCCCTTCCAGACGCTCGCCCTCCAGCGTTTTGAAATGGCACTGCTCCAAGCAGGCAAGCCCCTCGGCCCCGCGATGACCGCCGCGAAGCAGTGGCTGGAGGGCGTCATGCTTTCGTGGGCCGCATCCCCGACACCCGCACCAGCGGAGTCTTTCGGCCAGCCGCAGGCGACGTTTGCGGAGGCGAGCGCGGAGGCTGTCCAAGCACTGCAATCTTAATTTCCATACCTCCTCCTTGGAAAACGCAGGGCCGCCCCTCACCGGGCGGCTCTCGCATGTTTGCTATGCGCGAATAGCGAATGGGTAGGCTTTGACACCCCTGCGCGGGGTATGAACTACCTCGTTGCGAGACTTAAAGAGAAGTCCACTTATTCGGGCCTGTTGGCCCTGCTGTCTGCCCTCGGTCTGGCCGTCGATCCCGAACAGTTTTCGGCCATCGCCGCCGCCGTGATGGCTTTGGTCGGCGTCTTTGAAGTCTTTCGCCGGGAGAGCAAATAGTGCGCGCCGCACTCTTGGCGCTGGCCGCGCTCTGCCTCACGGGCTGCGCGGGGATGAAGCTCGGCGCGGGCTATAACTTCGACGCCAAGCAGTTTTTCGTCAATTTGGAAAAGCCGTTAGACGGCTACAAAAAGTGAACCCGCTCAAATGGTTCAGTCACTTATTCGCGGCCTTGCGAAATGGCCCACCGTCGATCTCGCCGAACTCCTCCTCGCCATCAAAGCCATCCTCGATAAGCGAGCCAAAGAAGCCGAGCGCGCCACCAAAAAGCGCCCCAAGCACAAAGGCGAAAAGCCCTAAAGCCTACCCGGAGAAGTTGCTTAACTCTCCGAACGTCACGAAGGGCAGGCGCATCAAGCCAAAGGCCATCGTGTTGCACCACACGAGCGGCACCTACGCTGGCTCTGTCGCATGGTGCATGAACCCGGCGAGCCGCGTGAGTTACCACGCTATCGTGGCAAAGGACGGACGGCGCTCCACGTTGGCCGATCCAGACGAGCGCACATGGCACGCTGGCGTTTCGTCCTGGCGGGGCAAGCGCGACCTTAACTCGTGGAGCATCGGCGCTGCGTTTGAGGGCGACACTTACAAGAGGCCTTTGAACGAGGACGAGATGGCCTCGATGGCCGAATACCTTGAGCCGTTAATGAAGCTATATCGGCTCACGCTGGACGATGTGACCGACCACCGCACCGTTTCGCCGGGGCGCAAGGACGATTTGAACCCGGTCGAGCTTGCGCGGTTCAAAGCATACCTTGGAAAGCGACTAACATGAAAGGAGGGACACAATGCACCGATCAACCGACAGCGGCCTTGTCTATGGCCCCTATGGCGGCATCGGCTACGTCGAGCGGCACAAGCCGAATCGTCCTGCGGGACGGCTCTGCCTGTGGCGTTTGTTCAGACGTTTGCTGACGCTGATGGCCTAACTTTGGCGGGGTGCCGTAGAGAGCGCCGTATGGTGTATCGAGTCGCGGCCCGATGCGGGTTCAATGCCCGGCCCCGCCCTGTTTGTGTAAACTGGAAGGGCTTTGAGTATCCACAACGTGTCGATGCCTTAAACACGGTTGAGACAACGTGTCGAAATTTCAGCGGGACGCTATCCAAAGGAATCCAAGGTTAGCCCCTGAATAGCCAAGGAAAATTGCGGCCATCGGCCAGTTTTTTTCCAAGGCAAAGCCCGCGCTGGTGGCGACATAGCACAGGGTGCAGATGAGCAGCGGCCAGAAGGTCACAAAAAGTCAGGATGCTTTGTGACGGCCAATGCTGATCTTGCCATCGTTGCATCTCGTCGCCGCCCACCGAACCACCGCGCAGACCAGCCGCTCCAAGTCACGCACGTGGGTTTCGTCGGTTGGCGGGATACAGGCGTGGGTTAATTCGTGCGTGACGATGCCGAGCAAGTCGCCCTTTACTGCCGAAGGGTTTAGCCAGATGGTGCGCCGCCGGTAGTGGCAAAGGCCGTCCAACTTTTCCTTGTCGGGTGGACGTTCCACCCGGACGCGCCACCATTGGCCGTCGAGCTTGAAGCGCATCGTCGGGGCGGGTTTCTTGCGCTTACGCGGGGCTGTGGCGCGCTTTTTCATTTTAGCTTGTAGTGCCGCAGCGCCAAAACACGCTGCCCGCAGGGAACCCGAAACATCGCCGTCTCGCATCGGCCCTGGTCGGCGGCTTTGCGGATGAGCTTCGCCATGTGGCTTTCGCTTTTTCCGAGTAAGGTGGCTATCTGGCTCATGCGGAGCCAACCCGGCGGCACCTCGTCGGTGGCGGCTTGGGTCGAGAGGGCCGCGCACCACTGGGCGAGATCGGGATCGAGGGAGGGGGGCAAATTGCCGCCCCCCTTTGTAGTCGAAATTTTCGACTTCATAGCGGGAGGTGGTAATGCGGATCAAAGACCGCGATGTTCACCGTGCAGTGAGAACCATTGAAGTGGCCGTATGCCGCCGCGTGACGCCATCCGAGGCTTTGCCGCCGATTGGCCGAATAGCCGATGTCCAGCTTGATCCCGCACCCGATGTTGTAGCCTACCGCCTTGTTGTGCGTTCGTGCGCTCTCCATTGCCACGCGGTGGGTATGACCCATAACAATGCTGCGCCCGCTCATCTCTGCCACGTCACGAGCCGCAGAAACTCCATACAAAGATCCGTGGGTGAATCCCGTGTCTCCGAGCAGGAATACGCCCGCTGGGTGAACGCCGACGTAAGGCACGACCTGGCACTTTATCTTGCCCATCTCGTCCATGATTCGGCCCATGACGTTGCCTGCGGCGTAGGAAAGGACGGCGTTGGGCGAATGGGCCAACTCCGTAAGTCTCGCTTCGTGGTTCCCAAGTAGATAGACGTTCGGCTTGAGTTGCTTGAGGAAAGCCAGCCCCTGCATGAGATCATCAGCCAGGTCGGCGGCGTGGTCTGCGCTGTCCGAGTCTTTGCGCGCTCCAGAGCGGAGGCACCGGGCATCGATGGCGTCTCCAAGGTGCAGGGTGAACTGCGGTTTCCAGGCCTCCTTGAGCCGAAGCATGGCATCGAGGGCGCGGGGGTCGGCCTCGGCCCCGTGGGTGCAACTGACTGCCAGATACTTTTGCCAGCCTTTGGTCTTGGACGCCACGAAGCGGCGGCGGGTGTCAAAGCCTTGTCATAGCGGGACAGTTAGGGGTCAAAAGTTGTCCAAGACTTGACCCCGAATTTACGCCATGCTGGCACTCGTTGGCACAGTCCTTGCAAGTCGTTGATGCTGAGGATGGGGCATTCACCTCGAAATCGAGCGGAGAGCAATCTCCCATGGGTTCAAATCCCATCCCTTCCGCCACCTTTTTCTCTGTAAAAGCCGCACAAGCTCAGACACTTACGCCGCTCCAGTGTTTTTGCTTGTCGCGGCTTTTCGTTTTGCAAAATTTGCCAAAGTTGGCAATAAAGCGTAGGTTTTTGGCAATCTTGGCAATGAGGACCAACAATAACCCCGTAAGATTCCGAGTGCGTCGGGTGAAATGGAACAAGACAACGCCTTGGTGCTGCGACTTCTTCGCCCATGGAAAACGGTTGCGGCACTTCTTCGCTTCGGAGGAGTCGGCCTACGCCGAGGGCGCAAGGCTGGTTGCCCAAGTGGCCGAGAAAGGCACGGCCTCGCTCAATGCTCCGATCGGGGGACTGACTGTCGCTCGTGCCCTGCGGATGTGGGTTAATGAGCAGGAACCGCGCAGCGACTCGCACCGCCAGAAGATCGAGATCTTTGAGCGAGCCTTCCCCAAGGCGTTCAATGGCCCCGTGGGCTACATCGAGGCGGCGGCTTTGCGGCGATGGGTGAAGACCAGATCGGCCAACGCGATCACTCAGGCCATGTATTTCAGGTATGCAAAAATGTTTTTTGGCTACCTAACGGCAAACCGCCTCATCGAGCACAATCCGATGGAGGCCGTCCCGGCGCCACGCGGCAGATCAACCAAGAACATCCTGACGCCGCACCAAATGAAGGATCTGTTGAAGTTGGAAATGCCCGACTATCTGATGGCGCTGATGCTGCTTGGTGGATTTGCGGGAATCCGAACCGAAGAGGTGTGTCGGATGAGTTGGGAAAACATCAACGCCGCCACGGGCCAGATCCATGTGCCCCCCGACGCGATCAAACAAAGCCCTGGCGGATTCGATCAGCGCATCACCGATTTCACCGAGCCATTGACGCGTCGGGCCAAGTTTTTCAAGGGCAGGCAAGGGCGGATCATTCCTGTGGCGTCGGAAACTTTGCACACGTTGCGAAGGAAGGTTGTCGCTCCGGTGCTCAAAACGTGGCCCGACAATTGCCTGCGGCACAGCTTCGCCACCTACCATTTGGCGCGCTGCAAGTCGGCGCCCGTAACGGCCTTCCAGATGGGGCACACCAGCTCGCACCTTGTTCAATCGGTCTATGCCGTGCCGGCGGCGCTGGCCGATTGGAAGGCGTGGTGGGCATTGTGACCCAGACAAATGTGTGCAAGTGTTGGCATTGCGATGCCTAACCAGCGCGACCCACGAATGAGGCGCACCACCATCACGGTGGGAGACGCTCTCCACGCGTGGGCCTTGGCCGAGGCGAAGCGGCGCGGCATCAATGATTTTTCCACATTCGTGCGAACGATCCTCGCCAAAGAAAAAAACTCACAGGAGCGCAAAAATGAAAAAAAGGGTTAGCATCCCATACCAGTTGGCGCTTGAGATCGACGCCATGCGCGGGGCGCTTTCGCGCTCTAAATATGTAGACAAGATCTTAAAAAAGTATCAGGGTGTCACACTCGCTCATACGCTGAACAGTGATTGCAGTAAACGGAAACCCCAAAAATAGGGCGTGGGACAGCGGATGTCTCATGCCCTTCAGTTTAATGAAGGCGTATGAGAACCATTTACAATCTGGCTTTAGCTTTGCCTGAGGCGGCGTTTTATACTGTTCGCGGCGCGCTTAAAATCATCCTTGCCCGACTCGTGAAGCTGGTCTGCCAGATGTAGTGAGAGGGCTTCGCGGACAATATCACTGCGGTTGGTGCCGTCTGGCCGGGATGCAACCACGGCGTCGATCTGCTCGCTCATGGCTGGCGTGATCCGCACCTTCATTTCAATGTCTAAGCTGGTTCCCATTGTGATCCGTTGTCCCCACAGTCCAGCGGGCCTAAAAAAAAGTCAAAAAAAATCACAATAAGGACTTGACCCCATACCCCATTGTGTCCCATTGTGCCCCACATGGACGAACTGAAAAGCAGTGTGAAGGCCCGCGTTTCGCCTTCGATGTTCAAGTCACTTACGAAGGTGGCGAAGCGTGATTGCGTTCCTGTCTCGCACGTTGTTCGCACGGCACTTCGTATTTTTTTGCAGCGCCATGTGTCCCAACACGGCCACAAAGTCACACGATGATTTACCCAAGCCACATCATCCGCCCGGAGGAGGCCGCAGCCATGACTGGCTACTCGGTCTACATGATCCGCCGATTCTGCCATCGCGGCGAGTTTTCGGCGTGTATGCCACGCGGCAAGCGCGGCGGCTGGGAAATCGTCAAACCATCTTTCGAGGCGTGGTGGAGCAGTAAACGCGCGGCCTCATCAAACAGAAAATAAGGAGAACACAACATGGACTACACAACGGTAATACTCGGAACCACCGCCCTCGCCGCCCTCGTCGGCCTCGCGTGGATGGGTGGCTACGAACTCGGACAAGCAAGCGCCAAGCCGCGCCGGGCCACGGTGGCCGAACTAATCAACGAACTCCCGCCTCGCCGCCCCAAGTCGGCGAAGAACAAACGCAAGGCAGCACGGAAGGCGGTGCGGGCGTGAGCATCGACCCGCGCCTTCGTTACTCCGACAACCTCGGAGCCTGCCCCTGCCTCGATCCGTTGGCGCTTGGCCGCGTGATGGAAGCTATTTGCAACGGCCATCGCCCGACCCTCGCCGACAAGGTGAAGCGCGCCCTGGCCCAACTCCGCAAGAGGATCGCCAAATGACTCCGACACCCCCGGACAACGGCATTGCGGCAATGGCTCTACTCACAGCAATCGCCATCGCGCTGGTTCTTACTGCCGATTGGATTGCCAACCTCCTCCGATGATCTCCGACATTTCCGACATTTGCGTGGCCTCGCATAACGGCAAGCCTTCCCGCTCCGTGGGTGGCGACCCGTCGCTCGATCGTAGCGGCTGGGAACTATTGGCGTGGGCCATCTTGGAGCAGGCCGTCGCCGACCTCGTGCTGTTCGCCCGGTTCGGCATCATCACGACTTCGGGCAAGTGCCTTCCGTGGCCTACCACGATGAAGCGCATCACCAAGTATGGCCCCAGCGGCAAGCTCGGCACCTACTGGCACCGTGTCCCGCGCAACTTGGCAACGGCCAAAGGGCCGAACGAGCACAGGGAACTCAAAGCCTGGTTCCTCTCGGATCACGCGCAGAGCTTTTGCGACCTCATCGGGTGCCGCCTGCCCGCCAAGGAGATTTTCCATAACACACTCAAAACACACGGAGGGCTCAACCATGTCGCATGAGATGGAAATGGAAGACTTCATGCGCGTGAAGGATGCCGAACTCGGCGCGCTACGCGAAGAACTCCAACGCGCCCGGCTCACGATTGAGCGCATCGAGGCAGAATTGGCGCAGCTTTACCGCGCAGCGCAGACGGCAACCCGCGAGAACCTTGATTTGCGCCAGCGGCTACAGGCTTTTTACGACGAGGCGGATGCGGAGATCCAACTGGCCGCGCTTCGCAGAAAAGAATTGGAGGCAATGGATTTATGAATTTGTGCAACGCACAAGCGGCGTCTCGAAGGGGAGACAACAACAACAACAGCGGGGGCGGTGGCACCTTGCGCGGTGCGTTTGATGCCGCCCCCGCTAATTCCCTGACCGTGGGCGAGGTTGGCTTCGGGCCTATGTGGCACGATGACGAACCGACGCTGCGGGAGCTTTACGATGTCGCGTGCGCGTCCATCGTGCGGCTGGAGCAAGAGGCCGAAGAGGCGCGGGCCACGCTCGCCACTTGGGAGGTTGAGCGCGGCATCTTGGTGCGGGAGTTGGAGCGGCTGCGCGAAATGGTGGCCGACGAGCGCGCACGGGATGAAGCCTGCCGCGAATCGTGCCGGGACAAGGCGGCGGCGGATGGAGGCTGGGCCAACATATGAGCCGCGAGATCCATTACTGCCGCTGCGGGCAAAGCATTTTTGGCGATATGATTGATTGCGGAGATTGCTCGGAAAGTTTGCGCGGAGTTATTGGCATTGATCCCGGACAAGAGCAGTCGGCTTTTGTTGTATTTGATGGCTTGCGGGCAACTGTTTCCAAGATCACGAGCAACCAAGAGTTGTTGTTTCACATTCAGCAATACCAAGATCATACGCCCCATATTTTTTGCGAGCAGATTGCGAGCTATGGCATGGCGGTCGGCGCGAGCGTCTTTGAAACTTGCGTGTGGGTTGGGCGGTTTTGGCAGCGCGCACTGCAATACAGTTACGAATTTCATCCAGTATATCGGCGCGACATCAAGCTGCACCTCTGCAACTCCCCACGCGCCAAAGACGGCAACGTGCGGCAGGCGCTTATTGACCGACTCGGCCCGCAGGGAACGAAGAAAGCGCCAGGGCCGACTTACGGCGTGAAGTCGCACGAGTGGGCCGCGCTCGCGGTGGCGGTGTATGGCTGGGACACGATTTTCGGACGGACAACCAAACACGGAGGCCCGCCCATCTGAACGAAAACCAAGACGGGCCAGGTGCGCTAACACCTGACCCGCAATTGAACACACACCAATGGAGACGAACCCAGAGAGCGTGTCAAAACCACGCAAGCAGATATGTGCCGCGCTGGTCAAGGCCCAGAAAGGCTTTGGCCCGGCACTGAAGAGCAGCCAGAACCCGCATTTCAAAAGCCGCTACGCCGATTTGTCGGCCTGCGTCGAGGCCGTGGTCGAGGCGTTGAACGACAACGGCATTGCGCTCACGCAGCACACGCACCACGCCGAGGGTGGCGTTTGCGTTGAGACGATCCTGATCCACGAGTCAGGCGAGGAGTTGAGCTTCGGCAAGCTCTTCGTGCCTTGCACCAAAAACGACGCTCAGGGCTACGGCAGCGCCATCACCTACGCCCGCCGCTACCAACTGCAAACCGCGCTTGGCATCGCCCCGGAAGACGATGACGGCAACGCGGCGAGCGCATCCGCCCCGCGAATCATCGCCAAGGATCTGACCAAAGGCACCACGACTTACGCGGCGAGGCCGAAGCCAACCCCGCGCACCACGGACGAGTTCCACGAGGAACGCCCAAGCAAAGCGAAACCCGTCGAGGCCGACGATGACCGCATCCCGTTTTAACCAACCAACCAACAACCAACACACACCATTATGGCAATCCAACTCAAAATCGACGTTAGCAAAATCAGCAAGCCCGA